CGCCACCTGCTGAACCGCCATAAAGAACATCTGTTTCTCCTGCTGCAAGAAAATCTTCTTGTGGGCCTTCGTTAGCTTTAAAGATAATATTATTAGCAGCTTCTTTCTGTAACGCTTTAGGTAATTCTATTAAATCGTCTTCTGTAGTTACTTTAGCAGCTTCTACTTTGTCTAACTTATCTAAAGTAGTTTTACTTTTAGATATTGATTTTTTATAACGGTCTACTTTAGCTTGTGCTGTTTTTAATCTTTTTTCTTTATCTTTAATAGCTCTTTTACTTTCAATTTTAGCTTTTGTAGCTGAATGGTAATTGTAGCCTTTACCAGTAGAACCTTTAGCTCTACCTGATTTTTTGCGCGGAGTGCCGTCTTTTTTAAATATAAAAGCACCTGCTGCATCCTTACAATACTTATCTGGATGTAAATCCCAATCATTCTGCATATTTATTTGCTATTCTTCTAAGACCCATATGAGATAGAGGTCGACCTGTTTCATATTCTATCCAAGCACTACCTTCTCTAAGAGATAGAGTTTTATTTTTAATCATCGGTAATATTTTATTTAAAGCTTCTTTTTCTTCAGGTACTTCTAATAGTTCTGAAGTATTATTAATATTCAGCTTATAACCGAAAGGTATGGTGCTAGTGGTTCTCCGCATACTCTATTATAGTTTCATTTTTAGCTGGTAGAATAAACAATCCTGTAGGGGATTCTATTTTTACATCAAGTCGTTCAGTCTTACTTATACCTACACGATCTAATATTGTTTGTGCTGCTTGCATTTTAATGTTAGCTTGAGGAATAGGTTGAGAACTATCCATAATGTTAACAATCTTTAACGCAGCTTTAGGTGCTGATTGTGCTAAAATACTTTCTGTTAAATCTAGTATCTCTGTTCTTAAAGATTTAACCACACTAGGAATACTGGTTGAAACATATCCAGCTTTTTCTCCTGCTAATTGTGGATCAAAATTACAATCTACTAAATTTTTTAAAAAAGTTTCTTGCTTTAATGTAAGCGTTTTTGTAGTCATATTAGTATTATACACCTGATTTACACATCTGTCAATAAATTAATTATCTAAATGCTATTGACAAATTAAAAATCTGAGTGTATAATCATAGAACCCCTTCCGGGGTTGCATATATATATAGTATCTATATAGCTGCCGCGCTAACTGGTTTACATCTAGGGGGGTGGGGGTAGGGGCACCTGCGCCCCCGATCACACATGCGATCACGCATTATGCATACCTACGCTACGCGCTGCGATAGAATTAGCCAAACCTTCAGAGTCTAAAAGACTCTGCCCTCCAAAACTACTTTCCATAGCTATAGCACTCCTTAGTTTCTAAAGAAACTAAAATTAATTTCAAAAACTCCAAATCCCTCAGAAACTTAGCCAATTTTCTAACCTACGGTTAGTCTTCCTCTTCAGAAAAATTAGTATCTTAAGTCTTTAAAATGACTTAAGATACTAAAACACTCTCTCTCTTTTTAATTTCAAGAGAGAAGTCACTTGTGACTCTCTTGAAATAAAAAAGAAGAGAGAGTAAACACCAAAACCAACGGCAACCAACGAGGTGACTTATGCCAAATTTAGTAAACCGTTTTAACGGTATCGATCAAAATAAAATTGCTACTAACAAACAGCTTTATGCTGTATCAGCAAAGTTTGCTAACATTCAAGCCGAAATCCCATCAGATAGATTTCCACTGACTAAAGTTTTCTATGCTATCATCAGAAAATATTTTGAAGACCATGACTGTAAAATGACTCATGGCGAAGCCACTGACTATTTAGAGAATTGGCAAGAAGTTCCTGAAGAGTTTAAATCTCAACTGAAGGCAAAGCCTTCCCCCAAGAAGAATAAGATTGTCGCTACTAA